TACAGAAACAATTTTACCCAAGGTTGTCTTCAGATTTTTCGCATCTTGTACTTCCTTTCCGACCATGGTTATTAACTGCTAGAGCAAGGCTACGATTATTTACGATCCTATTTTCACACAGAAACCCGCAGGTTTTACAATGCCATCCGATTAGTCGTATTCGGTACTACTCAATCCTCGGTCTTGAGTGTCTCATCTCTCTTCGACTCTAAGCGCTCCCCTAAGGTACTAACTTAGAACCTATCCGAGACAAAACTTGTTTGTGTATGAGGTTTTCTTTAAAAATAATAAACAAGCCTCACTTGGCAGGGCATTGGTTACTCCCCACTGGTTATCAGTGGGGTTCACTCATGCCCACCGATTACGAAGAACTCTCCCTCACGGGGTTGACGATTTAAGCCCTCGGCGGAGCACTTGACGATCCGGCACATCAAGCCATCTTCCTATCTTCCTGAAGATTGCAGACAACAGCGACGATTCCGCTCTCTCCACTAACTTCGAAGTTCTTCTCATTTATAATATCTATTTACATATTATACATCCTTTGATCGGCTCACGCCACCTTGCTCAGGGGTAACGAGGTCAATTATATCATTTAATAAAGGAATTTTACGATTACTATTACCACAATAACTACCATACTCATATGCAATATAATCATTATAATTTTCTATAATTTCAAGGTCTTCATCAGACACAGGGGTGTGTATATCAGGTTTCTCATACCTGTGGTGATCACCACACCATTCATACGCTATACTAGGGGCCCTTCAAGCTTTTCTCTCTGATTGAGTTGATCTATCCGATTTAACTGAGCTTGATTTCTTTTTTGGCATTACAAGATGGGCATCTTCCAAATCTAGTATAGTTCCATCGGCTTTATACAATGGGTTACCGGGCTCTTTATCCCAAGGGGTTTGAACTAGTTTTCCATCTACTTTATGCCATGAACCACGCCCACTAGTAATGGGCTGCTCATCATCACTTTCATATTCAACTTGCAATTTCTTTACTTCTGTAACAACAGGTTTTGAAGGCGGAACATGGACACTATGAACATAATTTGAAGGAGGCGGCACACCCGCTTCCGTTAAAGCTTTCAAAACAGCTGCATCAATTCGTTTCTGCATAAGAGATTGGTGACTAGTTAAAGCACCTAACTTAATATCAGCATCTTGTAAAGAACTACCCAAATCCTTAAATTCGAGTGTGATATCAAGATAAACATCACCAATTCTTCTAAAAGCATCAGGAGCTGTGGCTGCAAATGAATCATTCATAGTACCCCACATACATAACATACCCGATGTGTTAGGCAATATCTCTATAACTTCAGTGGTGTCATAACACAGGGGTAAAAGATTAGATGTAGTTGCAGGTTCTACATTGCGCTTCCATCTTTTATCAAAATTCAAACTAACAGTAAATGGATCATAAGGAACCCGTTGCTTAACTGCTCCACCTGTCCAATTTTTCACAAATTCAGTCACATCAGTTCCATTACCCCAAATACCTCCTGAACTAGTTCCATAAATATCACTGGTAACAATAGTGTGACCTCCTGCTGCTCTACCACTAGCGGCTGATGCAAATGCCAAACCTCGGTTATGCACCTCAGCTACATCTTGCACTCCAACAACCATAATTTCACCTGAATTGTTAAAATTAACTTGTGGAACATAACGCAACTTCCATTCTTTTATACGATAATACATATAATTTTGGCCAAAAGTTGGCAATAAAAGTGGGTTATAAAACACCCACCAAGGCGCTAATACATAATCATTGCATGCATCAACAACATTACCTCCAAAAACTAAAAAATTACTGGTTCCCGCATACTGATAATATGCGCTAATCTTAGAATCCCATAATGATACAGGAACAACATATCCATTATGTGCACGACCACCTATTTTTGCACCTAACTGAGGTGTATACGTCATAGTCGCGGGTACCATTCGTCCTTTAAGACGTGGGCCTCTACTAAGATTATTAAAGGCATTTCGCCGTATATTGCGGGGAAGTTTTCCCTTATGTCTTACTGCTCTAAGCATATTTGAGGCGACGATGGCTGTTGAGCGCACCTTCGTCATCTTCCTTCCTCTTCCAGCACCTTGCTGAACTTTTTTCTTTCCTTTTCCTTGTCGCTTTTTCATAAAGTTCTTTCTCGTAGAACTCATTTTTATACCGTCTCTAGATGTTACCGCTGACGGTATTCTATGTTTATGCAAATATTCAGACGACCGAAATTTGTGGGCTTGTGATTTGGATTGACTATCAACAATTGCTCGCATTTTCTCTTTCCTTGAGTAAATAGGATTATCTAAAATATCATTCACAAATCCCAAACCTGGAGCCAAAAGCTCTCCAAAAGCTTTGCCAATATATCGTTGTGTTTCACGGCTAGGTTCAGAGAACCCAACAACCGCCCCTGTATCGGCAAGACCAGGGATATTATCATTCTGTGAAACACTCTCATTATTCATATCATCAAACTGGCGACGCGCTCCTTGCCAGTGATCATAATACTTCTTCACTCCTCTCGCTGTTTTTGCACTTGTGCCTAAAGACCCAAGTGATAACATTTTTATTGGGCTTCGGAATTTAATTGCAAACCCATGTCAGCAAAATTAAAATCCCCTTCCGAGCGATCCATAAGAACATCGGGGCTTAAATTTCTCTTGCCCTCAAGGTCATAACCTAAATACAATGCTCTAATTTCATCATCAGTTTTAAAAACTGACATAACTTCATCAAAGGTAAAAATATCATTAGGATCTGTGGGATTCTTTTCAGAGTGTAATTCATCATAATATGTTGTCATTAACCATGTAATATAAGCTACAATAAGTGCTCGACATTCATAATTATAAAAAGATTCAATTCTAAGTGCTGCTGCCCTTAAAAGGGACCAGCGCGCATTTCCTTTCGAATGGAACGCCATACTAGCCATAATCTTCGCTGTTTCTGGTACTGGCACTGCAAAACGAGTTTTCAGAATAGGATGTTCCAAGGTGGCAAATTGATTTGAAACAAACCAACAATCTTCTAACTTCCTTGGCTCCCAAACATCACTCTTGGTTTTGATTCCAATTTGAGTCCAGATTTTTGCAACACTCTTCGCATTAAAAAATGTATTTGCTTTGTCTGATACGGTCCAAGTATTATCATCCCCACACAATATAGCCTCAACATTAGCATGAAACGCTTCATACGTTCGCATGTCTTCTGGTGCTAACTGTAACCAGGCATAAGCCAATAACATATACAAAATCAAAGTATTATCCGTTATTGTGTTGAATGATCCTGATGGATTTCCTTGCATCTTCTTAAGAATTTCTCCTCCAGGTAAGACCATGAATGAGTTTATGATTTCCTCATATAAATTTTCAATTTTCTTCCGCTGACCTTTATCTGCATCCAAAAAAGCACACCTAACTCGTGCGCATGATTTCATCATAGATGCTGCCAGTGAGCAATCATAATCTTCCTCATCCAATTCATATGCATTAGGGTGCTTATTTAATCTTTGAAAAGTTTTATTCCATCCTCCATAATACTTAGTCCCTCCAACATATGACCAGGTGAGATTTTTCGCTGCTGCTTCATACAATTTCAAATTCATATCCCAAAACATGCACATACACGAAAACAAGAAGTCTATGGATGAACCTACAAAAGTTCGTATTCGATTCATCTCCAACTTCAATCTTGAGCGAATTTCCTCCTTTTCATGAACAGCCCACAACACAGAAGTTGACTCTTGCTCTATGCGATCATTATAATCGTAGCAGATTTTCTTCATAACAGGACTTGATATCACCTGTCTTTTAGAAAATGTTCCTGGCACCAAAGTAAATGGATACCCAGGGGATGTTTTCTTCTCCATTTGTTCAAAAACGTCTTCCGTTCCCTTCAACTCATGGGAGCCCATGGCACAAGAGAAGTGTTTCATACACCACTGCTCGGCTACTGACCACACCACATCATTTACAGGATAAAGAGGCTTATCGTACTTTAGCAAGGAGGGTAACAATGCTGCTTCATTGGTGTGAGCTAAATCATACTCACCCCATTTTTCTCGAGGTTCAAGATCAAACTTACTTTGCACATACTGGGAAAAATACACATCATCATTTCTTGTTGTTTTCCATCGTACATTACGGTTTACACTACCTACATATTTTACATTTACAAAATACGGTTCTCGTACAATAAAAGATACACTTTTCATTGCTGAGGGATGTAAATATTTGGTAATAAGACTGGGGTATCTTTTCATTACATCCTTCCAGTCCCTACCCTCAGCATCTATTCGTTTTTTGGCACACGCACAAGGGGCACAAAGACGTTCTTAGAACCCTTCGCCCCTACATGCATGCCCATAACTGTGTTTCCATCTTTTAAAACGGGACATCCACAGTCGCCTTTAGCTGTGTCACACAAATAATATGCTAAATTTCCACTAATCATTTTCATAGGCGCTGTTGTATACCATGGACTCTTAAAGCCCAATTCACCCCAACCTATAAGTGTAGTTTGTATTAACTCTGCATTATTTTTACTAACCATTGATAAATTTTGAACCGAATTGAACTCCACAGGACTTTTAAATGAATAAACAGTTCCATACTCTTCGTTCTTAACTTCTTCACGCAAATCATGAGTTTTCCTCCATGCTTCTGTGAATGAACAAAAGAATGATGAACCATCAGGTGCGTAACAAATTACCATTTTATTATGATATCCAATAACTTCGTGATCAACAAACCATATTCGATTATCACATTTAAAGCCATGCACAATATAATCCTGAGCTCCTTCGAGTTTAAAAATTAATACTGATTTATGTTCAGGAAATTCTTTCCTTATTTTAGCATGAGCTGTTTTTCC